AGGAATGATTGGTCAATTAAGGCTAAACGTCCACCACGTGTCTCCTGTCCCTCACGCACACCACGGAATGCAGATGATGCCGCCATTATGTCATCCATCTGATTACGTGAATCATTAAGATTTTCTAATACAAAGTTAGGTAACGCAGCACCAGTCTCACGTTTTATACCAGTATCTACACCATTACCATAAATAACACCTCCAGTTTGCCAAGTTAATTTTTCAGCTTCTTCTTGTGTCATCACAGAACTATCCACTTTGACTATACCATTAACAATACGAGCATTTTCAGTAATATTTCTTTTAGTTTCATCAATATCATCTTGTAATGGTATAACCTGACTAATTAGGTCAGTAGAACCTACAGGACATTGTTCTGAACTAAATACAGTAGCAAATATATATGGTTTTCTAGGTACATCAAAATAATTAAACTTATAAGAAAATACAGGATTTTCTATTTCTTGACCACGTATATTATCTAAGAATTCCTTTTTTTCTCTTGTAGATTTTAAAGAATCAAACATTAACTCCTGTTCTAAACTCATAGGAATACCATCCCAATCCCAATAAGGATTTTTTGCTTTATGTAATATAATATCTCTAAATTTACTAATTTGTACATCATCTATCCATACTTCCTGATAAACCACATTTTTTGTATTGATAACCGCATCTTTTTCATCTTTTACACCAACAGCCTCAAGGATTTCCTTTTCTTTATCAGGAAACATCTTGATTAAATCACTTACCGATATTTCCACATCCTCAATAATGTATTTTGCATCTCTTTCCGATGTAGCATCTTTATCTATTCTAACCTTTAACGGGTCTATTACACGTATATCATAATTATTATTATCAATATCCCAGAATACTTTAAAAATTACAATACGTGAAAAATAAAGATTTCTTAATCCTTTACGTTTTTTTTCTTTTATATCTAAATCCTGATAGGCTTGCTTCTGATATTTTTCAATATTAGTAGCAATTATCTTACTTTCAGGTGTATCTCTAGCAGGTATCACATTAATACTTGGTGGATTAGCTATTAATGAGTTAATCACAGCTTCCGTATTAACAAAGATACGATTACTTCTAACCTTACTACGCTTCTTCGCCAACTTCGATAAATATGGCGGATTATTATCATAATAAGCCTTATTAGTTTTAGTAATTTCTTCAATTTTACCCCATAAACTAGAACTATCATTATACCTATTATCTATAAGTTTAATGAGTTCACTATCTTTATAATCTAATATATTATTCATACCATTTAATTATATCACAAAACTGTTTCATCTTCATATCTCATTCCATTATTTTGATAAAATGCACGTGTCAAATCTTCTAAAGATGTCGCTTTAGATAAATCTATTGTATTTGTACCAGAAATACCTTCATTAAATACCATAGCTCCTCCGTACGAAGCTAACGCAAGAAAATAATATAACGTAGCAAATACAAAGTGGTCCTCACCATTAGTACTTGTCCATTCATATATCTCCTCACCATTTCGTTTTTCTACACGTTCACGTCTTAAAGCTTCCCAGTGAGCTAAGTATGTTTTTATATCTTTATGGTTTTCAATGTTAAACAATAATTTACCACGTAATAATATATCAATAAGTTCATCAATTATACGATTACGATTTGCATATACTATTCCACGTTTTTCCTTTTCCCCCCACCATTTAGTAAGTTTAGGATTATCCTTATTTTGTTTAAATATACACATATTCACATTACGATAATTTTCTACATAATATTTACTCATGGTATGGTCAGGCATTGAGTCAATTACCATTACAGGATTATATATACGTATCATTTCATCAAGGTCACTCCATTTAGTAAATTTTCCTATCTTAAGAATACCAAGTTCACTACCCAACACATAATGTTTAATATTTCCAACGTCAACACCTAAATAATATTTACCAGTACGTATATCTTTAGGTGTCCAGTTATCTAATATGATACGTTTACTTATTTCAAAGTCTGTCGGCACATATGGTTCACCAAGTACAAAGTTATAAAAATATTGTTGGTCAGCCTTACTATCATCATATATTTCTTGTGCAGTAACCCAGGGTGCCATAAATAGTGATATATGATAGCCAGAAACTTTGGTATTTTCTTTTACGGTAGTAGCTTTCCAATATCCATTACGGCGTGTAGATGGGTCTATTACTCCAGTACATGATTTACATACAAATTCAGCCTTCCCATTATCGTCTACATGCATACTATCTGGAAATGTCATAACCTGTTCGGTTCCACATGATGGACATACTATATGCCACTCTTTCATATCAGATTTATGCCACGCCATATCAATAGCATCCTTATCAGTAGTAGGATTAGAAAACATCCACCGTCCTTTATATTGACTAGCTTTTATACGAGACTTCATCATATCCAATACCATTTGGTCACTACGAGACGCTTCATCGTGTATAAGTAGGTCCGCAGTAGTCATAATTGCAGCTGTCTTAGATACAGTTCCCTTAAAGAATAACGTACGGTCACCAAGTGTTTTACGTTGCACATTATCCGATGACATTTGTCCGAATACAGGATTATTTTTAATAATCATATTCGTCTTAGTATTCACGAATTCATTAACGTCACTATCTGTAGGAAAAGAATATATAATATTCCAACCAAATTTTAATGTAGCGTATAGTGCCTTAAGATTAAACGTAACACTACCTCCAATCTGTGCGCATTTTTTTATCACAATTTCCTGACTCCAGTCCGTTAAAATATCCAATAAAAAAAGACGGTCGGTAAAATCTAGGACCTCACCCTTTTCAGTCTTAATATCATTATTAATTATCCAAGATAATATGGATAAATCTTCAGAATTATAATCGTTTTTCGCCTCCATAAAATATATCAAACATTTCGTGTGTTGGGTCTATAGTATCGTAATAAGAATTCACACGTTCCCTACGTAACATTTTAGATAAATATAAATATGGGTCAGTACTATACATTCTACGTATATTATATTTACCACATACACAACGTCCCACATACCACTGTGTATTATTTATTCCTTTACGTGACCTACCAATAGAACGATATTCACGTTTGCATGTCTTACACCAAAAATCTACTTGCTTGCGGTCCACTATAAGTTCTACCTTCTCAGCATTCTCACGACGCTTCATACGGTCACGTTCATCGATGCGACGTTCTATGTATTTTTCTAATCGTTTTTCCTTTAACATATTTATTTAGAAAATATCTATCTATTTTCTAGCAAACACCATATCACTATCCAATATTCCGTATTCATCTTCCCATACCTCATAACCGTATGCAGAAAATAGGATAATATCACCCACTTTCACATTTATAACCTTCTCACCAATAGATACAACTTCCCCCTCTTCCAAAGTATTTTTACGACTCTCTACACGTACGAATTGATTGTCCTTATTCCTATCTATTAATTTTACAATTACTTTATCATTTACTGCTGTATATTCCATATTAAAATAATACTTTTCTAAGTTGTTTATAACCAGCGACCTTACTAGCCATTACCTCATCGTATTCCTCATCGGTAATATCCACCATTACCTTTCCTTTGCTAGGACGCTTAACGGTTAATGTTAGTATTTCCTTTACCAGTTCTGGCGGATACTCCTGATTTAACGATTCCATCACCAATTTCGCCACCCATTTTTTTATTGCTTTCTTCATATATTTTTACTTTTAACATTTCATCAAATCTTTTAACTTCTTCCTTAACCTTCGGATTATAAAAAATATTGTATATTTTTTGCACATCTTTTGAATTCTCCACCTCTACCTGTTGATAATCTCCACGTACCCTATGTGCTATCTCCAAGGCTCTTAGCATTATACCATAATCAGGCTCCAAAGTCTCTCCATAAATTTTCTTCGTAACACGTTTTCCTGATTCTTTATCATATAAACTTTCTGTACCTATTTCACGCCACACCTTAGCATTCTGCAATTTACGATGTAGAGCTAATAGCTCGTTATCGGATATTGCATTACGAATAACTTCTGGAGTTTTAGCAGATTTACTATATCTTTGCAAAAGTATTTCATTTGGATTCATATTAAAATTATAACACAAAAAAATTTTTTAGGAAATAATGATTATAATATTCTAGATTTTTACAACGCTGTCACGAAAACTATATAAAAAGGTGGGGGGGCAAAGTTGTGGTGAGTTTAAAAGTGGTGTCGCATCGGCGAGGTGGGTCCCCCGCTACACTTTCGACCCCCCGTGCTAGTGGTATACCCCTCCACCACCACCAAAAACACCC